TACAGCAGCGTGTATCGGGAGATGGCCAACAGGCTCCACGTGGAGCTCGGCACCGTCAAGAGCCGCCTCAACCGCGCGCGCAAGGCCTTGCAGAAGCTGGTAGATGCCGGTAGGGCACCGTCGGAAGCATGAGCACGTCGCGCACCCCGCTCTCGAAGCTGAAGGCTCAGGCCGACAGCATCGCCAAGTCGCTCAAGGCCATCGAGCGCGGCGAGACTATAGTTACTGATCCTGGAGGTAAGCTCAGGGAGTCGCTGAAGCGAGGCGTAGTCAACCTGGCGGTGGCCATGGACGACAAGGTGATCACGGTCGAGATGGCGTGGTCGGAGATCAAGAAGTACAGCGAGACCTCGCTGTCAGCGTACTTCCTGAAGTATATGCAGGGGCAGAGGACGCAGTGACGTGCAGCTGTGGCCTACACCGGACCAGGTCGCTATCGCTCTCGTGGCCGCAGTCGCTGCTGTTGATCTTCAGCCCTACTGGGTTGAGCTCGCTGCGCGGCAGCGTTCTGGTAGCATGGATTTGAGGCGCGCTCGTATCTATGCGGCCGTGGCGCTGCGCGAGCTGTTCGATGATCACCACACGCCCGGTGGCCCCGGGAATGTTGCCTTCAGTCGTATGGTAGGTGATGCTGGTGGCGGACTCTTGACTGCGTTTGATAACCAGGCGCGAAGAGGCGCCGCGCACTGGTTTGATCGAGGCAGGGTGGAAGCAGTCAAGGCGGCTGTTCGGAAGGGGAAATCAGATGTGGTGCAAGTCAGCTGACGCGACCGGCGTCTCGATCCGTGGCGTGCAGTACCGCGGCGACCTCGCGTCCGACGGGCACTACTACTACGATATCCCTGCCGAGCACTACGGCGAGGCGACCTCGGTCGGCCTGCTGGGCTCCGAGCCGCCTCCGGCTCCGAAGCACCCTGAGCCGGCCAAGCCCGCGCAGGAGTCCTCGGTCGAGAAAGAGTTGAAGCAGGAGATAGCCGAGGACAAGAGAGAGATCAGGCAGCTCGAGGATGAGTCGCGCCAGCTCGCCATCTTGATCCAGGTTCGAGACCAGACGCACCAGCACCGCTGGCACGTCCTGGAGTACAGAGTCCTAGAACCAGGAGAGAACGACATGGGTAACGTAACTGTGAACGTAGGCCACCAGGTCCAGATGGCCCTCGTATATCTGGACCAGAACGGTCAGCCAATGCTCACCACGCCGACGCCCGACGCGGCGCCGACTTGGACCGATGCTCCGGCACCTGCTGGCGATGCCACGCTGGTCGTTGGCGCCGGCGGCCTCACCGCGGTCGACACCGCAGTCGGGCCGGGTACCGACCTCGTGACCGTGTCGCTGGCCGTGGGAGGCGTCTCATTCTCGGCCACGCTGGGCATCACCATCTCGCCAGCGCCGCAGGTGCTCACCAGCATCGCGATCGCGCCCACGGTCGTGTAAACTCGTGACTAAGCACGTCGACGTCGTCTTCGATGGTCCGCCTGGGGCCTACGGCAGGCCGCTTTGTGGAAGTCGAGGACGATGTCGAGCGCAGCATCAGATTGGGAGAGTGGATCCAGCGGCCAGATGGCTGCTGGGTCGAACGGCAGCGTCGTGACCAACGCTATCGCTGGTGATAGCTGTAAGCAGCGCGGCGTGTTTCGCAGGCTGTAGCCCGTGGGCCTCGCGTTCAATCCTGGCCAGAAGAAGGGCTCTAAGCTCCTTGCTGGTCCCCAGCGCCACACGCTCTTGGTCGGGGGCAGCCGCTCAGGCAAGACCACGCTCTTGGTGGACGCGGTCATCATTCGGGCGGGATCCGCGGCCAACTCGCGCCACCTGATCGTCCGCAAGAATATCAACGCGGTGCGGGCGTCCATCGCCATGGACACGCTGCCCAAGGTCGTGCGGCTGAAGTATCCGCACCTGAAGGTGGTGGAGAACAAGACGCCTGACTACTACTTCACGCTGCCCAACGACTCCCAGATATGGGTGGGCGGCCTCGACGACAAGGACCGCGTCGACAAGATCCTTGGTCGCGAGTACGCGACCATCCTGTTCAACGAGTGCAGCCAGATTGCCTACGCGTCTGTGCTCACGGCGCTGACCCGCCTGGCCCAAGTCGTGACCAGGGACGGGAGTAACGAGGTGCTCACGCAGCGGGCCTACTACGACCTCAACCCGGTGGGCAAGGGCCACTGGACCAACGTGATGTTCGGCGACAAGAAGGACTCGCTGACCAGGCAGCCGCTGCCTGATCCAGAGAACTATGCGCGGCTGTTCCTGAGCCCCAAAGACAATCTCCAGAACCTCACGCCGGAGTACCTCAAGAGCCTGGAGAACTTGCCCGAGCGCCAGCGCAAGAGGTTCTTCGACGGCGTCTACGTGGACGAGCAGGAGGGCGCGCTCTGGACCTACGAGTCCATCGAGGTGGGCCGCGTCACCGAGGCCGACATACTGCCTGACCGGCGCCGACGCGTCGTGGTGGCGGTTGATCCGTCCGGCGCCAAGAGCGAGCAGGACGAGAGTAGGGACGAGATAGGCATCGTGGTGGCTGCCCTGGGCATAGACGGGCACGGCTACGTCCTGGCCGACAGGAGCCTGCGGGACAGCCCCATCGTGTGGGCCAGGCAGGTGATACGGGCGTACCACGAGTTTGGCGCAGACAGCATCGTGGCCGAGGAGAACTTTGGCGGCGCGATGGTACAGGCGGTCATCAGGGCTGCCGACCCCAACGTCCCGGTCAAGTTGGTGCGTGCCAGCAAGAGCAAGGTGGTTAGGGCCGAGCCGGTGGCCGCGCTCTACGGCGACCCGCCTGAGTTCAAAAATTGTCGAGTGCACCACGTGGGGCGCCACCCGCGGCTCGAGGACCAGATGGTGGCCACGACCACGGTCGCCTACACCGGCGAGGGAAGTCCCGATAAACTCGATGCTTTAGTCTGGGCGATAACCGAGCTGATGCTCACCACGAGTGCCGAGGCGTGGATTGCCTACGTGGCCAAGATGGCGGAGGACCAGCAGGCGGAGATTGCCGGGACTAAGACCGCGAGGTCCGTGGTCAAGGACGCGCCCACGCTGGACGACATCGACAACTCGGTGGCGGAGAGCTACAAGCGCGTCACCAGGAGGCTGACCAACAAGCCCGCGCTGTGCGCGTGGTGCGACAAGCCGGTGGGGCCCAGCAGGATTATGGACGGGACCGACGCCTACCACAAGGATCAAAGCGGGCTTGACTGCTACCGCAGTATGCTGAAGAAAGGGAAGCGAGTCGCGGCAGCGGAGGTTTAAGTGGCGGTTGGTGTGCTCACCGGGTTGAGCCTGGGACTAAGAGTCGAGCGTCAGCGCTGGCGCGGTTCAACCCGGTGAGCGCACTGCTGGTCTCGTGCCTGGCACTTGCCGGGTGCACCACCTGGGTCAAGCCCGGGGCGACTGGTGCTGATTTAGCACGAGATCAAGCCGAGTGCAATTATGACATGCTTATCCGGTTGCCACACACAAACGCTGAGACCTACTAGATGTTGATGCCATGACCAAAGAGACAAAACCAATAACAATACCTGCCGGTATCGGCGCGATCTTGACCGACGCCAGAGGCAACGTGGTGGCGCACGATTTTGACTTTGCGCATGACGGTTACGGCGGATTTAAGCTGTGGGAAGCGCAGCGCATCCGGGCAAAGCGGGCCGCAAAATGGAAATATGTGCGCGCCTACTGCTATGGCGACTTGGCCGACGCGTTTGACGACTATCATGCCGAAGAAATGGTCAACAAACTGATCCAGAAACAAAAACTTCGGTTGACTTGCGTCGCTGTTGGCTATGACGACGAACTGAGCGCCAACGACGTGAACCACTAGGGGTAGGGCTGTGTGTCTAAACCGGATAAGCATGAATTATGAGGCTGAGTCAGCCACGGTGTATATCAGGGATCCTATCGCAGCGGGTATTCAGCAGGGATCGCTGGAAGTTTCCTGCATGCAAGGTCTCGGCTGGATAGTCATGCGGAATTGATCATGGCCGACGGTCCAAAGATAGTAGAATTACCGCAGGTAGACAAGCTGCAGGGCGCGCTAGAGCAGCTCAAGCGCTCGATGCCTCAGCTGATCGAGTACCACGTCCTGACTGCAGAGATCAAGCGCGCCTACTTCATGGCGTTGATG